ATATTGGTTTTTGACGATGGAAATTTACAGCATCTCCAGACTCTTTAACTTTTTCTTTTACTTCAACTTTATTTTCCAAAAGTAATTCAATTAAATCACTTTTACTCATTTTTGACTTACCATTATTATATAAAGGCACCTCAATTTTATTTGCTTCAGCAATCACAACTAAAGCACTAACTGTGTATTCTTCTAAAATTTCTCTCATAACTATGTTTTTGACTCTTCATTTTGTTGAACTTGATATTGGAACTGATCTTGAATAGAACCTAACATTTTTCTTGTAGCTATATTAATTATCTCATCATGAACATGATCAGGTAATTCCGAATTAATATTATTAGCTGGTGTAATAATGTCATTCAATACAGGTCTTGGCTTTTTAATATATCTCATTGTAACGGATACAGGAACAGTAGAACTCTTAATTATAAGTTCTCTAAACCCATTCTCATAAGTTTCAATATAACCCGGCATATCATCATCTAAACTATAAAACGGATCATTTTTTAATTCCGCTTCATCATCTAATTGTACAGGGGCAATTGCTCTTGTGTAATCTTTATTGTTACATGAATCCTTAAAAACTCCTACAACTTGCGTTGTGTACATCAATTGATCTAACGGAGCCACAGACATATTTATTGAAGAAGCATTAGAAACAGTTGTAGATAAAGCTAGAGTCAAAAGGTCTTTACGACCTTTCTCATCTACCTCATAAGTTTCTACTTTATTTTTAACAAACTCTAGTTCTGCAAGTTTAATCCATTCATCTTTTTCTTCAGGATTAAACCATGGTGCATCATTCTTATCAAGAATAATATCACACAATTTATGCATCTCTATTATTGTCATTATTTTTTAAGTTGTTTCCTAATACTAGGAAGTAAATCTTTATTTGCTTTAAAATACTCTAAGGCTTCCCCTTCAGTTGTTCCAACAGACTGACCGTTGATTAAGATTCTACCGTTTTCTTTCTTAGCTATATCATTATCATAACATAACTTTAAAAGAATCTTATATGTTTTATCAGCATCTTTCCAAGCATTAAGGAACGATTCCGGATCAACATCAATCCTATCAAACATATCTTTCTTTAAAACTGATATAGAGTTACCTATACCTATTTGAATACCAATAACTCTAGCGAAATCTCTAGCATCATTGTCAGACATCTTCAATACAATATCTTCAGCTTCTCTAGATAAAGACTTGAAAGAAATTACATTCTCTGCTTCAGTTTCTTTATCTACAACATCAAAGACCTTATACTTCTTATTAAAAATAGTGTGGTTGATAAGCTGTCCATATAACAGCCTATCTTCCACATTATCCATATTTAACTTTAAATTCGAATCAAGTACATGCTTCTTTTCAATACCATCTTCAGTAATGAAAGGTCTATTTGCAATTGAACGAATTACTAATCCTGCAGTCTTCTTAGGATTCTTTAACTTTATTTCCACAATACCAGCTTTAGGTAATCCCTCTAATAATCTAGAACGAATCTCTTTAGCTTCATCTATTGTGTATTTTGCTCCATCTATAACCATAACTTATCCTTTAAAATTAATACTACTATGCGAAAATAAGTTGTCCACATGAAAGTGGATTTCTTACTACGATACAAGACTCAGATAACATCTCACAAGTAAAAGCATCTTTTGAATTTGAAGCTTTCATCTCTTGTTGAGTAAATGGATCTACCATTCCAGGAATATACTTGATAATCAAAGAACGATTAATTCCACCAGCACCCTTTACTTTTCTCTCGATGTTAGATACTCCATTCGTTGATCCGAAGTTCATAAATACCATTCTAAAAGATTCTTTTGGATAACCTGTTACTGGATCAAGATCATTTCCATGTAAATGCTTATCATCAAAAATTGGGTTGTGTACCAACGTCATTGAATGACCCATTGCATTATAAGTTGTAAAGTTATTACCTAACTTCATTTCAACTCCATAAGTCATGTTCCAAATAGCGTTTCCGTTGTTGTAAACCAAATCTTTCATTGCTTTATGGAAAGCTTGTTGTCCAGCTCTACCTGTATAAACTAACCAATGAGAACTTTGCTGTCCAGTATTTAAAGACAATTGAGTGAAGAATTCTACAATTCTCTCTTCAGTTAAAGTTCCATTATATGTATCGATATTCGCAGAATCAATTTGCTTTAATAAACCATCTCCTGAACGAATAGCTTTTCCTTGAGCATCCTTAGCTGAAATGTTTCCATTTGCATCTACAGTAGATGTACCATACCAATCCTTCAATTCTCTTTGATACAAGAACTCTTGCATTGTTTGAGCGTGAGCAGTATAGTACCATAATCTTTGACCTTTATTCTCAATCCATGTTACATCAGTTAAAGCAGAACCAGTAATACTGATCGCCTTTCTTGAAATAGACATGTAATTCTCATACCAGTCTGGAAACACATGGTTCTCATACCCTCTATCTGAACCTTCAGCAAATCTGTTACCTAATGTACCAGCAGTTCTACCTGCAGCATAATCAGCAGCAACTAAAGCTAAAAGTGGATTAGTACTTTCCCAGTTGAACAAGTAAGTATATCCATTTGCACTTACTGTTGGCTCACCAACTACAATTGCATTTTTATTTTCTGCAATTTTAAGTACATCTCCTGGGTTCAAATAATTCTCTTCTAATTCAATAGAGAATTGCGTTAAACCAACACCTGTTCCTGAAACTACTCCAGTAAAAGTTGAAGGTCTGTTCAATCTTCCTTGGATTGCCCATCTGAAAGTTGAATCCCCAATCATTTCTTCTTTTGCGAATCTACCTGTACCATCTACAAAGTAATTCAAAGAATACTGTGGGTATTGTAAAATTAGAGTTGAAGCAATCTCTGGATACTTCAATAAGTTCTCTACTAACGAATTTTCTTGTACTGTTTCTTTACCGTACGTTCCTGATGTAATTTTCATCTATTTATTTTTTAAACTTGATTAAACTTATTAGCGTTAAATGTTTTATCATTATGGCTATAGTTCTTAGATGATGATGTGTTCTCAGGAATAACATTAGATATCTTATCTAACACATCTCTTCGGCCACTGCTGAATCCTGTGTTTTTTAATTGCGACATCAATGCATTTCTATTTTTCCATAACCAAGATACCTGAATCATAGACTCAGCATCTTTGGAAATTTCATCAGCGAATTTACCCTCCGTAACATATTTAAAGTGTTCTTCTCGTACCTTTTGGTATTGAGTAGGATCTTTCGCAATCTTAAATCCAAACATTTCTTCTTTTGAATCCATTGTAGATTTTAATTCTTCCCGAACACGTTTACTGTTTTCATAGGCAGCTTCCTTTTCCTTGAGTTCTTTTTGTTCAATTGAACGAAACTCAATTTCAATTTCTCTGTCTAAGCTTTTACGAATTTTTTTAGCTTCTAAGTCTAATGTATCTCTAGAACGTTGGTCTTCTATAGCCCTTTCAACTTCTTCATCACTTAAACCATCAGCCTTTAATGAAATAGCAACTAACTTTTCATCGTCTAAACTTTTGAAACCTTTCAAACTTTCTACACGCTTACTTGTTTTGTTGTTAATTCCACTGGTTTTTAATTCCTCATTCTCCTTGATTAAGTTCTTAACTGCCTCTTGGATTTCCTTTGGATCATTAGTTTCTAAATTTAAATCTTTTGATAACTCACTATAGTAGTTGCCTTGATTATCTACATCGTCTGTCTGTGCATTTTGCTCTAGATCATTATTTGACTCTGTAGAATCCTCATTTGACAATTGCTCTTCGTGTGCTTCTTCATTTGACTCTCCTTCGTTTTGTTCATCGGTACTAATCGAATCCCAAGTGAAAGAGTTAGTACTATCATCAAAATCAGAATCATCATCAGACTCATCATTGTTACTAATGTTACCGTTAGTATCGGAATCATTACTCGCTTCATCACCATCATTCAAAGAACTATCTGCTTCTAAAAATTTAGAAACATCAAACGCTTTACTTTCATTACTTTCATTTTCACTATCGTTAACTTTAACAGTAGAATCTACTCCATTCTCTTCCTCTAACATAACCTTCAATTTTTACAAATATAATTATTTTTATATAAACTTGGTTTTTTAAATAAATTTACTTCCTACTCCATTGCTTCGTTTCCACTCTCAGCCATCTTCATTTGTTCGTCTTGAGTTTCATTAGCAGCCTTAAATGCTTCAAGATCTAATTGTGTATTTCTTTTACCAACCTCAAGGTCTTCAGCTAATTCACGATTAATTCCAGCAATCTTTAATTTAGTTTCATTATTCATTGTAGCTATAGCAATATCTGTTTCGTTTTTAGCTTGTTGCTTAGTAAGTTCAATCTCCATTTGTTTTTGATTAATCTCATTTGTTTGTTGAGCAATAGCATTTGCTTGTTCTTCATTTTGATTACTAATAGCCCGAACTTGTTCTAATCCAACTTTAACTATTTGTTCAATCTCAACAGAACTTTCAGCGTTAATAACCTTCATAGCAGTTAATGGATCAATATCTCCTGAATTGGTGTATCTCTCCATTAATCCCATCATCATGCCTTTACGTTGAACTTCCTTCGCACTATTTTCTATATTGATACCTATTTGCTCATAAGAACCTTCTCTATCTATTTTCATGATAGCTACTCCCTCTTCACCATATACATCAACATAAAAATCATCTTCACTTCTTCTTACGCAAAATCTTAATTTATCAGCTAAATCCTGAATCACATCCCCAACAACTTTATAATGTATTTCAAAATAAGGAGCAGTTAATAAAGATGATTGCATTACATTTCTTTCATTTACTCCTACCAAATCTCCTGACTTTGTAATACCACTTCTAGAAGCAGTAATTCCAGTAAGCTTATCAGCAGTATCTTCCAATACCATTTTAAGATTCACTAATTGCGATACAGATTGAGATAATGTAAAATCAACTTGTGAAAACTGATTAAATCCAGATCCTAATCCTTCTTGTGCTGAATTTATAAATATCATACCACTATTCTTAGCGTGATACATAATATCATTTAAGGGAATATTAGAAGGCTTTTGTGATACATCATACACCATCGATTTACCACCACTCCTAGCTATTGCTAATTCAATGTGATAATGTACAATGTTATATAGAATCTGAATGTTCTTTAAGGCATCAACGATTGATAGCGTTTTTCCATTAAAGTTATTTCTAATACATCCAAAATAATCTAATTTTGTATCGAAATAATTATCTTCATATCTAACCTGATCAGGTTTTTCTCTCCAATCAATTAAATACTTCCCACCAATCATCGTAGCTTCATACACATAAGACATTGGTTTAGTTATAATCACATCTCCTTTTCTTGCTCTATAATCATCCGGAACTAACTTTTCGTAAGGATCTTCAGGTGAAAATTTATTTTCAATTCTTTTGTATTTGAATTTTTTTAGGCCTTTCCATTGGATATGAACAACTCCAACCTTTAGGTTTCCATTTTGTGTTTCTAAAAAGAAATCTGTATTCCACCCATCAAAAGCACCTCTTTGTTCTGTAGCTGAATTTAATTGAGCAAGACGCTCAATATTATCAATCATATCATCTGCTTCTTTCTTAGAGTATTGCATATAGATTCTATCTCTATGCATATCCAATATCTCTTGAACCGAATAATAATTTTCACTTCCTGCATAAGCAGATTTATGTAAAAATTCTGTATCAGTATCTATATCATAAATCATAGACCTAGAATCTATTTTAACAGATCTAGGTATATTCATTTCTATGATATTTCTATAGAATTCTTTTCCTGTAATTCCTAAGTCATAGAACCCATGTTTAAACACATGCTTTAAATCAAATTTCTTTAATAAATAATTTACTCCTGCATAGATTTGTCTTTCAATATTTAATCTATAAGGTGTAGATTGTAATTCTTTTATACTAGGTGGTATTGTTTGTTGTAATTCTTCTGGAGATAATTTAGCTCCAAGCATCTGCTCTATTTCTTCTCTTAAAGGTTTAAGTAATGCTTCTGTAGTTACACTAATTTTCTCTTCAGTTTTCTTTCTTATTGCATTTCTATTAGTAACATTTGCAGTAAACGTTAAATCAGAACTTACAAGTTCTCCTGCAAGTAAATCTAACTTAGGCTGAATTAAAGGAAAGTTTACTAATCTAGCAGGTTGTGTTAAACCATTAATAGCTGTAACGTGTTCGAATTGCTTTGAATTAAATATCCCATTATAGAAATCATAATTCTCATAAGCTTTTAATCTCTCATTATTAAACCGTTCATTATCTCTAGTTCCTCGATATAAAGCAAGTAAACATTTTTTATACCATTCCTTATTCTTTTCCGATTCAGGTATGTTTTGTTGTGGAAAGTCCATATAATATTATCTTTTATAAACCATAATCTTTAAATGACGAGAACCTTTTAGAACCACCTTCAGATCCTATTACCTTAACATTTCCAGAAGCATCAAGCTCTAATTTAGTACCTATCATATCTTTCACTTCTTTTACTTCGCTTTCATTAACTACACGAACAGCATTATCGGAAGCGTGTATTAAAGCGATTCCAAAAGCCATCACCCAATCCGTATTTTTCTGTCCATAAACAGTAAACTCTTTTAACAAAGATAAGAAAAAAATGTTGTCAATATTTTTCTTAATATATTCATCTACAAGTTCCGTTAATAATTGCTTCTGAAACCCCTTCATATTTATACCATATTTATTGATAGCTTTACTATAAGGAGAGTCAGCACTTCTCGGCCTTTCTTTTAAAAACCTACTAATACCATTATTTATAAAATACTTAATTAATGGTTCATCATTATACTCAACTAGAACTTTGCAGTTATAAAACACGCACATCTTAGCGCAATTCTCATAAAACTTCTCTTTACTCTTAGGTCTATCTACATAAAATGCTACTGGCATTTCTCCAGGTTCTTCAAAATCTATGTAGTTTCTATAAACACACATAGCACCTTTAGATCTTTTTGATTTAATATCAGCTCCAGGTTTTGCTTTTTGTAATTCATCCAATTCATCATTAACATGATATGGATCTATCGCAGCGACATCTGCGTTTTTAAAACCAAGCAAAGGATCTCTTACTATAACAAAAGGGAATTTATCGTAAGAACTATCTTCATCACGACTTCCATCATCATATTGCCATGTAGGCATACTACCGAAAATATTTTTCCCTTCTTTATTCTTTTGCCACATCAACCTCCCTTTACGCTCTACTTTGGCTTTGTCGCTTGTTCGCAGTATTGATATTCGATCATTAATTAATTCTAAATCAAATGGTGATAATCCTACAGAAACAAAAGCATCTTCAGGAGTAAGTGGCATCTCCTGTCTATAAGCAAAGTAATTCGAAATATCATTCGCTTCTTTTCTCTTTAACTGTTCTATTCTAATATAATTTTCAGCAGATTCAGTTAAACTTGTTCCTGTAGTAAAATCGAAAAATCCATTTAAAACTTTACTGGCCGGAATAAATATTGGCTTTAAATTATAATCTTCAGGATGATGAAACATCTCCTGAAAATCTTCACTTTCAACAGACATTTGATTCGATGTACCTCCAATTATAGGTACACCATACTGAATACTACCATCTTTAAAACACTCTTCATTTGCTTGGTATGATTTCTTTAAAGCTGAAAACTCCCCTGCTTCTTCGAATATCATATAAGTTAAAGCTGTTCCTCTAAATGTATTTGGTTTATCCATTACACGGAAATGAACTTTAGATTTCATTCCTTTTTCAACCCATTGACCGGTTTCAGTTTTCTCTTTATATCCAGACATCAACAACTCTTCATGGTTTCTAAGTTCTTGTGGTCTTAATTCAGGTGGAAGTTCATGATATGACTTTAACATTCTCCCCCTAAAATCCTGAACGTATTTTTCTAATTGCGCTCCTACTCCATTTTCACTATCAGGATAAAAACAATACTCATGAAGTATGATTCCATTTGCGTTCATTACAGAGAAACCCTTACGCCTTGCCTTTAAAACAATTAATCCATACCCTCCGTTTTTTGCATTTTCTATTTCAATGAAATATTCTTGATCTTGATCTCTAAAATATGGATTACCTCTCTTTCTCCTTCTGCTCTTTTCATCAAATACATCAACCTTACAATAATTCAAATAAAAATAATGCTGACCAGTAATGTAAGTTCCACCTGAAGGCTTATATCCATTCTTACATCTATCAATTTCATTTTCCCAATAATCATAATATTCTATTGAACCAGTTTCTAGTCTATCAGTATTGAATTTAGTTGCTGGAGAATATTTAAGCGCACTTATCATTGCTTATTAAGATTTTGTTCCATCAATGAATACTGAGTATTCTTCCCTTTCCCATATACTTGCTTATCTGAATCTTTAGATTTTTTAATAATATCTAATAACTCTATACGACTTTTAGCAGCTTCAGTCATTTTCTTTTGAATAACATTCGCATCCTCTAAATTATCTGCTGTTATTTTAAGAGTATTATAAACCTGATTTATTTCGTGGGATTTCTTAGTCATTACCTGATAAGCTTCAATGTCTGGATCGTATTGTAATTCCTTAAATTCTTCTATAGCTTTTAACACTAATGGATCATTTAAGTGAGTTGCTTTTTTGTCCTTCCATACGGCCTTAACAACGTGCTTTGCTCTTCTGTCTTCAGGTAATTCTCTAAACGGAGATCGATAGTCATACATAGACGCTATGTATCTAATCATGTTTGATCCCATGTATTTATTCTTGTAAACTTCCCACATTGCAGGAACCAATGCGATTGAATTATCTTGAAGTAAAACATTACCTGTTTTATCTATGTCGAATATAGTGCTTAACATTAACCTACTATTTTTTTATTATAGAAATAAATATTCTTTTGAGTCATTTCTTTATCTGCCCAAATAACTCCCTGCTGCAATAAACTTTTCCTTGCATTAAAATAAGATACTCTAATACTATATCCGTATAGTTCTAAGAACTCATCAATATCTATATGAACTCTTCCATTAGATTTACTTGCATGATGCTTAATGTAATTTAATAATTTAATGTCAGCTTGTTTTAAATTTATTGCTAAATCTGTCCAATGCTTTTTTCTCACGTTAACTTTAATATTGATACATTATAATTTGCAGGAATAATCATCTGAATCGTTTCATCCGAAAGACTTGTTCCATGTATTATAACTTCTGATTGAAATATATGCACATCAGGAATGTCTATTATAAATTCCCAAAACCCTTTAACTTTTGATGTTTGTAAACTATAATCCGAAGAACTTTCTCCAACACTTACTGTTACCGTATAACTTGATGTTT